TATTAATTATTATTTTTATATTGGCATATATATTCACATGGTGTATACATGAAAGCTGATGCAGAGATGAATCTCGAACAATGTGATAGAGCCTTTGATGCTTTCTTGCTTACATTAGAAACGATGCGTATGAAGGGATTGGTGTATCGCCCAAAAATTGAAGGATATAAATTAGTTAGCAGTTTTGCTGAGAGGAGAAAAGATGATAAGTAATTTATTCTTATTATGTCTCGCTTTACCCGGTAATTATACAAAACCTATGAAGATTGACATTCAGGAAATGTACACAATCGTTAGTAGCCAAACACAATTACGAGCCGTCAGAGATACAGTATGTGACATCAAGTTGATGGATAGATGTCATTCCGAGTGGATGTGTCCTCCAGTTTATGAATCCCTATTACCGATTAAAGAACCAAAAGTACAATATTTTATTGCCAACACTCAAACAGGTACGATGGCCTATACTGTAAAAAGATGAAATGTCCAAAATGTGGTTTTGAATTACCTAAAGTGATCATGCGGTCTGGTCAGCAAAACAACCTGCAATGGTTATGGGCGAAGGATGCTGCTGAACAATTAGATGAATACTCAGTCGAAGAAGAACAAAGACAATGCAAGTTTTTGTATGGTTTGCCGATTTTAAAAAGAAAAGAAAAGTTTATTGATAGGTGGAACAAAATAATAAGTCAAGGAACATCAGAAGAAATGTTGTATGAGAATCAGGTTGAACTCATGGAGTTTATTCCTATTTCTTCTGTGATGACAAAAAAGGAAATGCAAGAATATTTAGATTGTTGTTATCAGCACTATGCCGGAAGGGGAGTCAAATTAACCGAACCTATGGAGGTGAAATATGGACGAACCAATTAATCCACAATACCAAGAATATGTGAATGATACCAGAGATCAGATATTGAATGATCTTGGCTTTAATAATGATTTGGATTTAATCCTATACATACAGGAGCAGCCCGAACCATTAGTAAAACTGATTGAAATGCTGAATGAGAATAAGTGGTGTTTCTATCACAGTATTGACGAGGAAGTTATTCCTGTAAGAAGTTGGAAATCAATTCTTGAATATTTACCACAGGCACATCAAAAAGTTTTAGTCCGTAACAAGCTTGAAGAAATACAAATAGGGTATCTTCACACACCTTTTACTGACAAAGAGTGGCTCATAGAAAACGATAAAAATGTTTACGGGTTGACACACATTACTCATTGGCAAGAATTGCCTCATAATTCTGAGAAATCAGTTGACCAGAAAGAACAGCCTGAAAAGGTTAGAGGTGCTTTTGGCACACTATGATAATTACACAGGCTGATAAATATCTTAGTAAGTGTGTTAGAGAAAGAAATAATTGGCAATGTGAAATGTGTGGCATTATTTCAGAGGATGGTCGTGCGACCTGTGGTGATAGGAGTATTCACCAAAGTCATTACATAGGAAGAAAGTACAAGGCTACAAGGTACATGCCCGAAAATAGTTTATGTTTATGCGCTCGATGCCATGCAGAAGTAGAAGAAAATCCTTATGCACATAATAAAATATATTACAAAGTTTTTGGTGAGGGGATGGCGGAAATACTAAATGAAAAAAAACACCAAGCCTACAAACCAATAGGGGGATGGAAAACTTTTGAGAAGGATGCTGCCAAACATTATCGACAACAGCTTAAACAAATGAGGGATAAGAGGTTAAAAGGCGATTTAGGGAGAATTGAATTTGAAGGATTCCAATGATCAAATATCCTTATGTAAAGACATGCGTAAGATGCCATCAAACAAAAGACAGGATAATGTTTAAGCAAGGTATGGGTAAACATCAAAAAACAGATACTTGTAATGACTGTTCACCAACGGCAAAGAAGTATCGTTATGGCGGTACATTAGTCGTTAAAGATGGAGAGGAAAGACCTGTCATAAAAGATAAGAATTTCATCCCAGATAATAACTATTATTATAGGCTCGCAGACGAGGCTATTAAGGAAGAAACAGTCAAAGTAAACTTCAAAGAATAGCTTGACAAAAGTGGATTCCCTTACTATACATATAGTATAGATAAATATTATGTATAGCGAAGAAAGAACACGCGAAGAAATCATCGACGAGATTGTCAACTTAGTTCAAAACGGCAAAACCTCCCTAACTCAGAAACGATATGACCTTACAGACAAATATTTTGATGATGTTCTTGAAAATGTACAGCAACTCGATGAGTCTGTAGGCGAATTACACCTATGAAACCTGACCATAATTCAGAATTGATCAAGGCAATAAATCATCTTACTGTACAGGTTAAGTATAATAATGTGATTTTTACTGAAATACGGGAAATGATGGACACACATGATGTCATATACATGCCTGAATCGGAGTCACAATTAGTACATTGAGTTTGATGAATTTTATTAAGCGTCACGAAGGGTTACGCTTAATTATATATATCTGTCCTGCGGGTAAAAGGACAATCTTTTGGGGTAGAAATATAGACGATAATCCTTTCTCTCCAGATGAAATTGTTGCGTTAATTGAAAAAGGCGCAACTACAGAAGTAGCGGAAATGTGCTTAAAAAGAGACTTAGAATGGACAATTAGCAGCTTGAGAAATGAATTTGCGGATTACGATAATTTTAGTAAAGCAAGAAAAATAGCATTAGCAAGTGTTATGTTCAATCTAGGACGAACAAAATTTATGAAGTTTAAATTTATGATATCAGCAATACGACATGATGATTGGGTTGCTGCGGGGATTGAATTATTAAATTCTAAGCGCGGTAAACAACTAAAAAATAGAACTGAAGAAGAAATGGATATGCTGATTCAGGGGTAGATTATGAGTAATTTTGTTATCATTTTGATGTTGTATTTTTATGATGGAAGAATTGATTATGTTAATACGAGTTATTTTTTTCCTACAGCCATTGAATGTGCAAGATTTAAAGCAGAACCAGAATTTAAACAGTTACTTGTTGAAACTTTTAAAGACCAGGGAATTGAGCATGTGAGGTCGCAATGCCAGATAAGAGAGGCATTGCCTAATGAAACGATAGTGAGGACTAGTTTTAGATGATACAGATATTAGCACCATTAGCTAACACTCTTATAAAGCGGCTGTTCCCTGACAAGGAAAAACAGCAAGAGGCACAGCTTGAATTTCAAGGTATGCTTGCTGACGGATCGTTTAAAGAATTTGAAAAACAAGCCGACATCATTATACAAGAGGCTCAGTCACAACATTTTCTGACTTCAAACTGGCGACCAATCACAATGTTATTGTTCGCAGCAATTATTGGAAATAATTATATTATCTATCCATATTTATCATTATTTTGGATGGATGCACCCATGCTTGAGATACCTCCTGACATGTGGGATTTATTGAAAATAGGACTTGGAGGGTATGTGGTAGGTCGTTCCGGGGAGAAAATGGTTAATACTTGGAAAAAATGACCTCCTGAGAGGCCGAAATTCGCATCCATATAGAAAAGAGATACTACAGCATATCCTAGAATAACGAAGAAACAATGACTTACAAATGAAAGAATTAATTGAATTAACATCATCGGGAATTAATATTATGTTACAACGACTAAAAGAATTGTGGACGGACACAAATATTATCTTAGAAAGTCTACCTAGATTTATTTGGTATGTAGGCTATTTTGCTATGGGGTTTGTTATAGGCGGTTGGTAGAATGTTCATTTTTTGGGATATCGAAACTGCGCCTTTATCCGGGTTATTCTTCTCACCGAAGACAGACTACATTACACATGACTGCGTAGAAGACACGACAACACTTATTTGTGGAGCGTGGAAATATAGTGGCAATAAAACTATACACAGCGTAGAAATTAATCCACGGCAACCACGGAACGATAAAAAGGTTGTAACGGAATTACATAAAATGTTAATGGACTGTGCTGAAAATAATCACATATTAGTCCACCAGAATGGTGATCGGTTCGACATACCTAAGTTAGAATCTAGAGCAATTTACTACGGATTAAAGCCTTTACCGAGTCTCACCGTAGTAGACACTTTAAAACAAGCGAGAAAGTTTG